GAAGAGCTTGCCTCACTAGATCATAAGTAATGTTACTATAAAGTTCAGTGAATTTTTTATCCTTCATAGCAATCACCACTTGTGCTTCGTCAGGATGTATTGTTTCGAGTAATTCAATAAAAATTTGTTCTCTCTTCATTCCGTCTATGTTTGCTCCACCCCCTTCACAAAACAAATAAAACTTGCGAACTTCAGGATACAAAGTCATTGGAAACCCCTCCGGAGTTCCTCTAAAAACATAAGGTGGGGTGCCCGGTGGTAGTAAAAACTTGATATTAGGATGAAATGCGTGAATTAATATTTGTTTAACTTGATCATTTGCGGGTGGCCCGTTGACCATATGTCTCAATATATTAATCCTATTCTTTTTTGGAGAGTTTTGTATCGCTTGAAAAATATAAGGTATACTATCTGCCATAATTAAAAGTCCTCTATAACATCCATTAAATTTTTAAGTCTAAATTTAATGAAATAATTTAATAATTTCTTTCTATCGTTACATTGATCAGTTGTTTTCCATTCATGAATAATATTGGTTTGTATGCTCTCTGGAATTTGACTCAAATCTATGAGAGTCTTATTTCGAGAATATCCAATACTTTCTTTTTCTGTAAGATCTCCCCCTTTTATTATAGAAAGTCTCTTCTTAGTTAATGGTGTTTGTCTCTGACCTTGAACAAAACAATCGTCCGACGATAGAACATTAGGAATTCCGTCACTTCTATCACCACTAATAATATGTTCTTCTAAAAAATCTACAGGATCTTCATGTATAAGATGCTTTTTAGTTAGTGGTGAAAATTGCGTTACATTACCAAAATGTTGCAATTGAATAAAATCTTTATCACTTGATATAATTAATATTTTTTGTTTTTCTTCAAATAAATTACCATTTCCAGTTGGAATGGTTTCTTCAGTTTGAAAATATTTACAAAGAGCGGCGATGATATCATCAGCTTCACAGTGTTCTACCTGCATTACCGTGTAAGGTAATGATTCCTTTATCTCATCTCGAACCTTATTTAGACTTTTAAATAATTCATCCCAAGTATATGTAATTTTACCAGAAATATAATCTTTTTCATCTTTCGCCCTCTTATGTTTCCTTGTCGCCTTATAAGCTGGAAAAAATTGTTTTCTCCAAGTATTATAATGATCACAACATACAACTATTTCACCATATTCTTTACTATATTTTTTATTATAAAATCTTATAGTGTTTAGTGCTACATGTCGCACCATTTCTTCATCAGGTGGTTCATATTTGGCTACTTGCATAAAAGAGCCAATGAACACCTGACTAAAATCTACTAGTATCATTTTCCTACAAATTGTTTATCAGTTATCGCAACAAGTTCACTCATCACTGTCATATTATTAGACCACTTCTTTTTAATATCTGGATACCATACTCCTTCTGATCTTTTTGGTGTACCATCAGGATAATATGCCATTGCGACACATTTCCAATTTATTTTTTGATTTTCCTCTTTCCCCATATAATTTGAAATCCAATCTCCTGTTCTCAAATAGTGTTCCATGAAACGGACATATCCTAATTTATTATCTGCTGATGCTTGTGCCCTCTCTTTTGCTTTTGAAGATGAACCTCTCGCAGACCTAGCAAATGCAGAAGCCTCTTCTTTAGCATGTTTAATCCATTCTTTCACATTTTTAAGAGAAAGTGGATCATCATCTGGTTTCGCCAATACTGATGGATAAATGTTTTTATATTTGGCTGGTTTTCTTTTGGCTCTCAATTTTGCCATTCTTTCTGCTGCCTGTTTGGGGGTTTCTTTTGCTTTTTTTGCCATTTGGTTTCTCAATTTATTGTTAAGAGGAAGGACAGAGGTTATGCCTAGAAGGTTCAGGGAATCTTCTTCTAGTATGTTGTCTAACTTGCCCTTCCAGTTGGTGGTTGTATCATCGCAGACAGACCTTCTAATAATTGTTGCCACAATTGAAGTCTTATTTGCCAATTATAAAAAGTGTCTGCATAGACTTTTTGTAATCCTATCATATTTTGACAATCTATATTTTCATAGGTCATCAATACATTTTTCAAAAGATGTGAAAAAAGATAACGATGCCTACTTTTATCATGTTCCATATTATATGTCCAAGCAAATTGTCCAGTTGTTTCCGGTAATGCTCCAAATTGCGGACAGACGATTAAATTTTTAGCACTCATCGCCTCCATTGCGACTATGCATGACGTTTCCAAATATGTATTAGGATATGCTAATACATGAGAATCGACCATAGCTTTCCTAACTTCCTCATTAGGTCGATTACCATAATAATTTATCTTATCATTCTTCTCACATCTGTCAAATAATTTTTGATATTGGATATCATTTGCTGGTCTATTATATAATTTAAAAGACGAAAATACATCCAATTCCCAATCAAAATCATTCAAATCATTTTCAACAACATCTAATAATATATCCAATCCTCGATGTGGCGTTGAAGCATAAATTAATTTTATTGGTTGTCCTAAAGATTTTTCTTCTATATGAATTGGATCTATAGCATTTTGCACGACCATTGAAATTTCATAAGGTACACCATACATAATATGAAACATCTGTTGTTGCCAATAAGATACAAATACAATCTTAACAAATTGTTTGCAGTAATTGGGGTCTTTAAATTGTGATTGTATCCCCTGATCAAATGGGGTTTCATGCATCCATAAAATGGTTGGTCTTTTGGGATCAATTGGTTTTTTAGGATAAGATAAAACCCAATCAAATTGATCACATAAGTCTGGCAATTCACTAAAGAGTCTTCTTGCTTGAATTTCAGTTCCACCGTTAGCTTTTGGATCTATTAATTCAACGGGGTCATCATCAGATTTTCCACCATCAATTACTGTTAATTTCGGTCTCATATGTTTTGGGAATTTTCTACTTGGGCAGACCAATGTTTTGTTTCACCTTCAAGAACATCAGTTTCACTTGATCTTATATTGTTAGTAGTGATAGGATCTTCAGTACTACCAACATTTTTTATGAGTTGAACTCGATTAAAATAGGTTTGGTCTTGACCATCTAAACTATTCTTTCCATGATTACATGTGGCATGAATAATTATACAGTCGCCCACTCTAGCTTCTGGAATTTCACCTTTAGTTGTATATTTAAAAAATATACCACGTCTTTCAGATCTATCTTCAATGACATGAACTTTTCCATATTTTGGTGAGTTTGTTATTTTGGAAACCTTGACAAAAAAATTCTTTCTTTCTTTGTCTTTTCCCATGAATGGATCACGGGGTTCAACTTTCACTTCTTCCATATTAATTAATTTAGTAGGGTTCCCTCTGGTGCTTCTTCTGGAGTTAGCTTAATCTCTTCATCAGGCTTCATTAAATCACTTAAATCAAATGGTTGTGGGTCACCATTTTCATCTAAAGTAAACGTTGTTATTTTTCCTGTAACTGTTCCTTCATCAGTATAACCTATTTTAAACTTAACTACCACATTATCTGTAGATTTTAAAAATAAGTCAGCGTTAGTCCAAGTCATTTCTCCTTCAGCGAAATTTCCAGTAGAAGAAATCATCTCAGTAAGGGTACTCTCTAAACACTCTAATATTCTATCTTTTTCTACGTCTTTCTTATTCATTATATCATCCTATTTTGTAATTGTCAAGTTATTATACCCATATTTACAAATATAGTATGAGTCTACAATGTCACTTGTAGGATTCTTTATTGTATCAGATTTAGGAGATATTGTCAAGTTTATTTTTGTTTTGGTTTCTTCACAAAAATTTTCGTACATTAGTTCCTTATTAGCGGTTCCCTTGCCTGTCGCAAATTTTTTAATTACTGTTGGTGGTACTATTATATATTTAACACCATGTTTTTTCAATTTATATTTCAAAATAGCCATGTTTTCAGCAATATGAAAGACTCTACCAGTTGCCGCATACGCATAATCTTCCAATACAACAAGATCCGGTTTATCATAGGGTATATTTACAGCCTTATTAAAATTTGCATATAATAGATTGTGTATTACCCAATCTGCTAAAAATTCATACCGTTCTAAAGCATCAGTCCAAGATTCATATAATGTAACTTTTACATTTTGAATGGCGGACCACCTCCCCATTTGGCTAGTATTATTAGCAATACAATAATGCTCAACGTCATTATAATTCCATCTGTTGCCATGATATATCGTAACTGCGGGACTAGTTAATGAGTAATCAATCCCCGCTATCTTGTGAGTTTTCATAATAATCTTGAATACTGTTTAGAGCATCTAATGAAAATTGAAGTCCTCGTATATAATATTTAAGTTGTTGTGGTAGAATAATTTCCTCCACATCAGTAGACTTCTTTTTTCTTACTTCTATAATAAAACGTTTTGTTTTATCTATTTCATTTATTAATATACTCTGAAATGCTTCAAATGTCTTTGTCATTGTTATTTATAATTGTAAGGAGGGTTCAAATTACTGGCATTTGAAACAGTGCTTTTATCCACTTAGGGGGTCTAACCCTAGCAAATACTACCCATCCCAGAGCACAACTCTTCTGCCATCTCTCTATATCCATCTCTTCCCTATAGGTATTCATACTCATTCCGGTAGTTAACACATCATCTACTATACATATAGGGTCTTCTTCCTTACCTGTTCCATGTCGATTCAGTAATTTTCCTAATACATTACCACCTCTAGGAATTCCAATTGCTTCTCGAAATGGTGGTGAAATCTCCATAATCATTTGTGTTATACATTCCCACTCTCTATGTGAAAGTGCATCCATTTCGATTTTCCATTTCAAATCTAATCCGGCGTGAGATGTAAACTCTATTTTTTGAAATATATCTATTTCTACCCTTTGCTATATTTTTGTTGTTCTGGTAAATATTGTTCTCCATCTTCTCTCACTTGCTCATCTTCTATATATTCATTATCCTCATAAGATTGTGCTAATCTCCACTTCAAATATTCATACGCAGAGATTGGTGGATATTTTGCTGGTGTACCCATAAGATTTTCAATCATAACATCTCGACCAGGATCTACGAAATAAGGCATTGAGTATCGTGGTCTATCCATTGCCACATTCACTACTCTATGTGGAGTAGATTTAAATAAATCATTTGTCCATCTCGCAAACATATCTGCGATATTCAGAACTATACTATTTTCAACTATTGGTACATCTGTCCATTCATCTTTATTATCATCAAATAACTGTAAGCCTGGACAATCATCAAATCTCCAAAGTAATGTTTGAGTTCCATAATCAGTATGTTCATTTGCTCTTAATTGACCTTCTTTGATTTCACCATCCCATACAGGATATTTAATCATTCTCATAGTAGCAGAACCATCTAAATGTTTCTCTACTAATGTTCCAGTAGGAATTCTTAGAACCTTTTCAAATCTGTAGAGGAATTGATAGGACAACATTCTTGAAATGCGTTCTATCTTTTGTGCGAGAGGTTTGAATTCTGGTATTTCGGTAGGCCAGTATTGTTCCTGCATCCTTGCTGGTTCAACCCAATTATAAGATTCTTTGAGATCACCGGGCTTGGATGGAGTCAGAGATTCTTCCTCCATCCAATTGTATCCAAGATTTTCTTTTACACCAGAGTAAGCATATTTCTTTTTCACCTCTAATGGTAGTTGGAAAAACTCTTCCATAAGTTTCTTCCAGTCTTGGAATTCCGATAACCATTCATTATAGACATTAGTAAAGACAGCAAAACCACAAGTAGTATATGCTTTATGCATTTCTTCTACGCAATCATCTTCGAATCTAAAGTCTATAATTGGTATCATTTTTTAATTTAATTTGCCGTTCACACCTTCAACATAAAAATTCATAGTATCAAGATGGTGTCTTTTGATTTTACCGGCAGGAATTTTTGTTCCATCTTGCTTAGTAACACCGGCACTAAACGGAAAGAATCTATCCATCTTGTCATTGACCCAATCCATCTTGACAGTTTCAACTTGATTGACAACTGAGCCAGGTACATTGACACCCCACGGCGATAGACCTACACAATTTTCCTGTAGTCCCCAATTCAATTTTTGATTTGGTTTCCACGTTCCATTTGCTACAGAGTCAGCTATGGTTTTGTACATAATATTCCAGTTGAACATCATACCTGTTACATAACGATCTGGGCCATTGTGTCCCATAGGTGCATCAT